TTGCGACAGCCGGTAACACCGTCTTCGCCGTTACGAGCGGATTGGTCGTCGGAACTTACGCTAACGCATCGACAGTGACTCTCGGAGTTGCAATCAACAGCGGCGTTTCCGGTGATGTCATCGAATATGTTCCTAAATTCAACCAATAACTAATCACCCACTATGGCTCTATCATACACAACCATCCGCGCCGATATCGCGCAGGCCGTCTTCGAAGGTCTGTCGAACAAAAACAACTTGTTCATCGGAACCGAAGTCATGCCCGTGTTCTCCTCAGACGTTCGCTCCGGCGCATATCTGAAGTTGAACCTCGGCGACTCCGAAGCCCTAAACGACGACGCGCTCAAGATCGCCGCTGGTGCTGGATACCCCCGCACAAGCCGCCGGTTCACGAGCGACTCGTTCGATGCTATCGAATACGGTCTCGAAGAGGTTCTTCCTGACTCCAACCGCCGCGATCTCGACAGATTTTTCGACACCGAAGTTAACATCGCAGCGATGCTTCTTCGCCAGATCCAAGTCTCCCACGAGGCCCGTGTTGCTTCCGCAGCATTCGCCGCTAACGGTTTGACCGCGATCAGCGCATCGGCAGCATATACCGAAGCGAACATCACCAGCTTCGACGTCCCCGGCGACGTTGCCGCAGCAAAGCTCGAACTCGCCAAATACGGCGTTCTTGCCAACACCTTGATCATGTCCATGCCTGTGTTCGAGCGCATCCGCCGCTCCGCTAAGGTTCAAAACCAGTTCTTCGGCATCGTTCCTTCGGATCAAAGCCGTCTCCTCAGCGAAGGCGAAGTGGCCGCCGCTGTCGGAGTTGATCGCGTTCTCGTAGGCCGCGCACCAAAGAACACCGCCGCAAAAGGTCAGACCTATGCCGGTGGGTTCATCTGGTCTAACACCTATATGGCCCTTGCCAACACGGTTGGTGGAGACTTCTCCGGTGGTGGATTCGGTCGCACGATTGTATGGGCCGCAGACAGCCCCGTGCCTTTCGTTTCCGAAACCTATCGTGACGAAGCCCGCCGCGCCGACGTTCTCCGCGTTCGTCAGAACAGCGCCGAGAAAGTCATCGACGGCTCCAGCATCATCCGCATCACGACTGGATTCTAAGATTCCCCGCAAGTAAGCATCGGAAAAGCCACCTCGAAAGGGGTGGCTTTTTTGTGTTGACACGCTATCCTTTTTGTAAACATGAAACAAAAAACGAAGCTGGTCGCAGGGCTTATCTGCGGCAACGAAGAGCCGCGCATCGAGCGATGCGTTAAGTCACTCCAACAGATATGCGACGAGATTGTTGTCGTTCGCGCAATAGGAGCACTCAAGCCAGACCGCACACTAGAAATAGCAAAGGAGCTAGGTTGCCACGTTGACGAATATCTCAACTCTCCGCTTGTGGCAGACTGGGAACATCTCGACAACTTCGGCGAAGCCAGGAACAAAGCATTTGCGAAGGCCTACGAACTCGCCGGAAAAGAAGGATGGGTTATGTGGGCAGACTGCGACGACATTATTGAACCGGCAATGGTCGCTCCTACGCTCGCCGCACTTGAAGAATGCCCACCAGAGCAGGACTGGATCTTGACCGACTACGTTATTCCCGAACAAGGGAAACGCGCACCACGCGAGCGATTCTTCCGTTATCACACGGCGTGGTGGCATCGTCCTGTGCACGAAAACGCGCAACCGACAAAAGACGTTCAAGTTTATATGCGGCGCGATCTTGAAATCATACACCAACCGCCGCTAGGTCATCGCAACAGCAGTGAGCGCAACCGCAGAATCTTGATGCACCAAGACCGCATGACTTCGCATTTTAAGTTTTACTTGCACTACGAGAACTTCATTGCAGGCAACAAAGAACTCGCGGCCAAATATGGGTCAGAAGCATTGGCCTTGACGGATCTCGACGGCGTTAACCGCTACGAAGTATTGTTAAACTGTGCTAACCTGACGTCAGGAGCAACATCGCTCAACCTTGCACGCAAGGCCAAGGAGCTTGAGCCGAAGCGCCGCGAAGCCTACGGACTGGAGGCGAGCATCCTGCTTGATGACAAAAAATACCAAGATGCGTTAAAAGTGGTAGAAGAAATGCTCGAAGTGCCAACACCGAAGTTCCCGCAATGGACGCATCGAAAGGAATGGTATGGATGGAAAGGAGATCAACTTTACGCATGGGTTCTTCGCTTACTCGGACGCAACGAAGACGCCGAAGAGATCGAGCGCGAAACATTGGCAGGGTCGGACAAGCCCAAGATTTCTCTCGTCCACGCAACGCGAGGAAGGCCGGTAGAGGCCGTGCAATGCATGACGCTATGGTTATCTCGCGCAACGCATCCAGAGCGCGTAGAGCATATCTTTGCGGTCGATCACGATGACGAGACAGCGGACGTACTCAAACGCTTCCGATCTGTGACGCAAAAAGAGGGGGGTTTTTCCGTCGGAGCTTGGAACTTAGGAGCGTCAAAAGCGACTGGTGATATTATTATACAATTATCTGACGACTGGGAATGCCCGCCAGGGTGGGACGAGATGATAGAAAAGCGTCTCGACATTTCAAAACCGCAGGTGCTTCGGATTTCCGACGGCTACCGCAAAGATGAATTACTTTGCATGGCGATTCTTACGCGCAAATATTATGAGCAACATGGACTATTCAACGCAAGATTCCGAAACGTGTATTCCGATACAGACTTCACCTTTCGTGCCGCGAAAAATGGCGCGATTGTGGACGCTCGTGATATTGCTATCGTTCATCATCACCCGTTTTTTGAAGACCGCCCGCTCGATGCGACATATCAGCGTGGAAACGATCCAGCGGAATATGAAAGAGCGAAGGGAATTTTTGAAGAACTCCACGCAAAATGAGTGATACACCAGAGACAGATGACATCGCGCGTGGAAACCATGTCGTGCCGACCGAGTGGGCGCAGCAACTGGAGCGCGAGCGTGACGAGGCTAGAAGAAAGTTAAACAACTTAGATGTTACTGCAATTCATTCATGCCACAACGAATGCCAAAGGCCGATCTGTGTTCTGCGCAGAGAGCGCGACGAGGCGCGGGAGGCGTTGGCCAAAATATTAAAAAATGAATAAAGATGTTACTCTAATTGTCTTTGAAGGACTGAAATCAAGACACGAACAAAGCGGGAAGCTATTCAAACACCTTTGCGGCTTGGGTGGATTTGGCGACGCTGTTTACATCGCGGAAGATTGCACCTATCAGCAGGCGATGCACTGGGAACTTGGCCGATTTGCCGACTATTTCGACACTTCGCACGCGCTCATCTGCACGCATGATGGGTTCATTTCCAACCCGCACCTTTGGCAGGATTCCTGGCTTGAATACGATATGGTCGGAGCGCCTTGGCCTGCGTTTTGGAACGTCGGGCATCGTGTTGGGAATACTGGCTTCACGCTCCAGAGCATGAAATTCCTACAAATGGCAGCAAAGGCCGAGGCGCTTTGGAAGGGAGAGGCAGGGGATGTTTTCCTTTGCCGCACAATGGAGCAAGGTTTCCGCGATAACGGCATCAAATACGCGCCAGTAAACGTGGCAGCGGCCTTTTCTTGGGAGCATTACGTTGAGGAAAATACGGCGGGGCCGGATCGCTCCTTCGGGTTTCACGGATGGGTGGCAGGGAAAACGCGAGAGCAATACTATACGTTTTGAACATCTTAATTGTTTATCATTTGAGGCTCGGAGATATCGCTCGGTGTTTGCCGATAGCGAAGCATTTCGCAGATCAAGGGCACAATGTGATGTTTGAATGCCTGCCGGAGTATCACGGCCTTTTCGAGATGGTGGACTACTGCAAGCCGCTCTATCCGCAGAATGATCACAGCGGATTTCACCGCATAATCAACTTGCAAATTTGGCCCGACTTGCACGAAGACTTTTGTGCGAGCGAGTTGGGCTGGAGCGACTACGTTTACGGACTTTTCCCAGAAGGAAAAGACATAGACCGACAGATACTTCTCAACTCTCCTGCGATCGTCACTCCACCCGAACTCAAGTCTTGGGTTCTTTGTTTTCCGACCGGATACAGCCAGGATAAAAAGATCGACGTTCGGGATGTTATCACCGTCGCGCACCAAGTCGCCAACGGGCGACCCGTGCTTTGCGCTGGGAAGGCCGCTCACGGCATGGCTGAGTTTGAAACCATAGAATATATGTGCGCTTACATTCGGGACGCGCAAGAGGTGGTTACAATTAACACTTCGACCAGCATATTGGCATCGGCGCTTCGCAAGAGTTGGGTTCACATTTCAGACAGCCCGAAGCACGACTTCACGCATCCAAACCAACGCCGTGTAGAGCGCAAGTTTTGACGTGAAGCCCACTTTGTGGGACTGCTCGACATATTTACAAACGACCTAAGCGCGATCATGAACGAACTGCCTTTGGCAGTTACGTTCGGCGAGCGCAACTTTCTCGCGAACCGGACGACATACCGGCGCGACAACAGCCTGGCAGACGGCGGATTCTTGGACTCGGCGTCCATGACCATAACGGCGATCTACGACTCGTTCGTTCAAACCATTTCTCTCGGTGACGTGCTCGTTATCGGTGGCCGGCGCTTTCGCGTCACGTCCGCCGAGCTTTCCCAAGACGCTGTCAGCGTCGATTTCACGCTTGAGGACATTAACAAATGAGCATCTTTTTCCCAGAAGACGAGGGACGCGAAGTCCCAGAAGTAGACTATCAGCCAATTCTCCGCACCGAGTTGGTAACGGGCGCAGCGGGGCCGACCGGAAGCCAAGGCCCAGCGGGGCCGGTAGGGCCGGGTGTAGTTACGGGCGGATTCACGGGGCAAGTGCTCGCGAAGAAAAGCAATGCCGACTACGATACCGAGTGGGTGACGGGTGGCGGTGGCGGTGGCGCAGCGATCTGGGGCGGTATTACCGGAACGCTCTCAAACCAAACCGATCTTCAAACGGTTCTCGATTCAAAGGCTCCATCGTCCGGCATTTCACCGAGCGCAATTTCGGGAACGGCAGTCATCACGACCGACTCGCGATTGGACGACTCACGCACGCCCACAGGCGCGGCATCGGGCGATCTCGACGGGACATATCCTGCTCCAGAAGTTATAAAGTTGCGCGGCTATTCAGTCTCGCTCACCTCGCCCTCCGACAACCAGGCGATCCTTTTTAATTCGACCGCAACGGCATTTCAAAATTCAACGCTAACAATCGGAACGATCAGCGGACTGTCAGCGGATTTGAGCGGAAAGGTCGGATCAGTCGGAGCAACGTCGCCAGTCGTTTCGAGCGGCGGAACTACACCGACAATTTCGATGCCGGTAGCAACTGCGACGACAAACGGATACCTAAGCTCGACAGATTGGAGCACGTTCA